CAGGCAGCGATTGATGCGGGTTATACAAATGAAGCGATATGCTGCATCATGAATTCGACTTGGTTCCGTTATCTTTATTGTCTGAAGATTCGAGAGGGTGGTCGGGTCTTTCCTCAAGTAAAGCTGCGTTATTTGAAATCCATACCCTTGCCAATTCCAAATCAGGACGAACATGAACAGTTATTGGTTGCTTACCAGGAGGTCATAGCCAATCGAACTATACCTAGCACGATCGATGACCTTGTCTTCGGCATGTATGGAATTGATCCCGATCAAGCGGGAAAGGCCAAGGCTTATATGTTGGAAGTCGGGAAAAAACCGATGAAGAAAAAGAACGTCAAAAGCGGTTCGAAGCTCAAGGCCAAGAGCAGTTCGAAGCCCAAGGCCAGGAGCAGATCGAAGCCCAAGGCCAAGAGCAGTTCGAAACGCAAGAAGAAGTGAGACTGATAGCAGAAAAAACGTGCGGAACGACTTCCGAACCTGGTTAATGGACATGAGAAGAGCGTTCTTGGAAATGCCAGAATTCCAGACGGAAATATCCGAGGCCAAGGGCCAGTTCGATGGACCACAGCGAGATGGGGGGAGCGCACAATCATGATTTGAGTTATAATTTCACACACCAATTTGGGAGTTTGTTCATGGCTTTTAAGAGTCGTATCAATCAAATTCTTAGTCCTGACGTCGAACATATCATGAATAACAATTCAGCAAAATTGCGCATTCGATTTCGGGGGCCAAATGTCAATCGACTGGATGTGGTTGCAGAAATTTTCAATATAATATCTCTGCCTCTAAGCACAACAAGAGCAAAAAACCGTGCATGGCAGGAGTTTTCTCAAAAATATGATCTTTGGCTTTTTGAACAGCTGAAAGCATCAGAATACTTTCGTGAAAAATATGTCCCTAAAGTCACCTCTTTGCGTGTCGGCAGCATTGACACTATAATTGAAGGAGCCGGGCTAGTTCTTGCAGTAATCGCAGCATTTACAACAGAACAACAAAGGCAGGTGGTTCCTAAAGAAATAGGCAAATATTGGCGAAGGCTTTTTCCACCAGAGACAGAAATCGACATTAGTGTTATTGCCGACGACGAAACAATTTGAACAACCCCTTGAGCATTCTAGCATCTGCCGGAGCCGATACAGGGGATCGAATTTGCTGATGACTGGGGACTGAAAGGCGACGAAAGAGCGATTCTGCACCCCTCTCATGAACCTCTGGTCAAACAAGATTCGCCAGTGCATTTGAGTCAGACAACTCTAGCTCCGCTTCACGTACAATTTCCCGCTTGACCTTCTCGTAGTCACGGCCTTGTTCTTCGACGATTGTTCGCCTTGAGACGACTCCAGATTTCAGTCGAACCTCATCGGCTTTCGCGTCTTTCAAGGGGTCGATGCTCTGCATGGATGCGCCGATCCACTCAGCAGAAAAATAGATCCTTCGCCGGAACGGATCCTCAAAGCCTGGAGCGTCGAGCAACCCGATTGCAACGGCTTCCTGGATGATCCATTCGTAAACCGGCTGGCAAAGCATCCGCACGAGCCAGGCGCGCCGGAGCTTGAAGAATTTCCACGCCTCAATTAGTACGGCTCGGCTCGCTGAATAGGATGATTGGAAGTGCTGGACCAGGACTTCGTAAGGAAGGCCGAGGGCAATCCCGACTTGCCTTAAGATCGCTTGGACAAAGGGATCGAAACCCGAATTCGGGCGCCCCGGAGTCACCGACTCTACCTTTTCACCAGGAAGTAGGTTCACCATAAGGCCATGGCCGAACTTCTGGGATGAGCGTTCCCGATCTGCCTGCTTCCTCGACGCGAGATGGGCATCGGTTCTGGAGCCGAAAGGTCCGGCACCTTCAGAGGTTACAAAAACACTGAAGAACGCGCTGATGACGGCAGCCATGATCTCGGCGTTGGTATATCGCCCGAGCTGCTTGAATTTTTCGACGACAGGCGCAAGGAATGGCTCACCACGGTTCTGTCCGGGGAGACGGGCATTGAAAAGATGCAGCGCCTGGACAGCCCCTGCCTCGTCGAACCTCGGTATCCGAAAGACCCGGTTCTCTTCCGAAAGCCTTTGGTACTGGCTTCCATTGCGAACGTGGTAGGCTACTGGCACCCCGTCCCCGTCCAGCTCCACTCCTTCCCGGATATCCGTCTCCGCAGAGCCGGTAATCGGGTTCTCCAGCCGACCGCCCTCGATGATCTGGATGCAGGTACCCAGAAGAGCCCCGGATACTTGCCGATACCGCCTGACTACGAGACAGTCCCCGTCCAGAAGCACGGCCCGCATGGCGATTGCCTGATTGATCCCAAAGGGATTCAGGCGCCGAAAATCCGAGTCGGTGGACCCGGAGTGGAGCTCAAAGAGTTTCTCGGCGCTCTTCTCAAATTGACGTGCCGCAGCCTCGGAGATCCCCAGAAACTCGTGATCCAATTTCGCCTGGGGTCTGAGCCCCTCCCCGACCACATTTCCAACGATGTTTTCGGTCGCACCTCTGGCCACAGCCTCGTTGCGGTCGAGGTCCCTCGATTGAGCCCGCAGCTTTCCAAGGGAGGGGAGCAGAGTCTCATCAGCATCACCGCTCGACGGGAACCACTCGGCCATGGCCCTATTGATAGCGGACGTGCTCCGATAGGGGCTGTCAGCAGTCTGGGCTGTGAGACCTGGAGGTACGAGGATACCGCCTGGTGTGGAGACAAATTCGCTCAAATGGCTTCCTAGATAGGTACGACAGGGGTGAAGCCACCCCCGCACTCGCGATGGATCATCTGCTTGAGCCAGGCTTCGCGCTTATAGAGGGTCGCAAGATCCCCTCGCCTCACCCGGCGTTTGTTGCCATTCACCCAAATTTCAAATTCGGCACCATTGGTCTCCACCGCTTCAATCGCTTTCTGGACATCGGCCAGCTGCTCGGAATAGGTTTTCACTCCAGGCCCTCCAATCGATCGCAGATTGCGTCGATATTGAGGTCCAGGAAGTGCATGGCAGCATCCGCAAGGCGCATGCAGTCGTGCGCGTGGTCGGCAACGCCATCGGTGGTTTCATATGCCAGCTGCATCTGACCATCCTTTCGGACCCAACGGGTCTTGGGTGCGCTCAGTTCGCTGAAAAATGAATCGCAGATTCCACGAGGAAAGTGGATGATCTGGGGCGCCCGGTAGGGCTCCTGAAAGCCATCCTGTTCGCGCTTCCGGTATTCCCTATAGGCTGTGATGGAGCGCCCAAGATCGGAAAAGAGGCGCCCATGAGTGGCCAGCTTGCCGACCGGAAAGACATAGACCCCTACTTCCTTCTTGAAAGTCGGCTTGTCGATGACCGGTGCTGCGATATTTCCCGTGCCTTTGATAGGGATGATGAATTCCCCGAGCCTATCCTTGCAAAAGTCATAGACAGCGTCAGTATTGTGACCAGCTGCATCGACACAGGTCGCCCCAATGCGCAGGATCTCGCCAGACTGATGCTGGTAGGTGGTCTTGAGCTTTTCTTCGACCCTGGCCCAGGTGCTAAGTTCATTGGAATCGCCATAAACGACCCAGTGATTGAGCACCCAGCTTTCGCCGCCTCGACCCCAGCCGCGCGTCACAATATCGACGTGGGATGGATGGGTATCCACTCCAGCAGTCACAAGGCCGACACCTCTCGGCAGAATTTCAAGAGGCTCATAGTCCTCGACCAGATTTTGAAGGTCATCCGGGTCAAGGGATTTGACGTTCCGATCCTCCCAGGTTTCAGCCAGGCAGTTGTTCACGAAAACCTTGAGTTCGACCGGGTTGTCGTGGCCTTTTCGGAACTGCTCAGCACAGGATTTCCAGCTGTACATACCGGGAGGCGCATAAAGGGCTGGCAGAAAATAGCCTCGGACATTGTCAAACATAGGCGTGGCGGTTGCCTGCCAGAACCCCTCTTTGAGTAATGTCGTCTTGTCCTCTTCCCAGTGCTTGTGACCGCAGCGTATGCAGCGGAAGAAGGGAACTGGGCCGGAAAAGTCGATCTGCTTCCAGGCGATCAGTTGTGGTTCAGTGCAGCTCAGGCATCGGACGAAGTATTTTCGTTGATCCGTGGTCCGGTACTCGGCTTCGATGCGGCAGCTGTCCTTGATAGTCGGCGTCGAGATATAAAAGATCTTCTTGCGGCCTTCATAGGCCGACGTTCGCCCGAGAGCGATCGTGCAGGGATCACCTTCGCCCTGACAGTCGGCATCGTAGGCCGAAACTTCGTCAAAAACCACAATCTGGATGCTGTCCGAGCGCAGGGAAACGGCTGCTTTGGACGTGCCCAGGTTCAAAAATCCACCCGGAAACATCTTGGTGATGATGGTGTCCTTTTCCTTGGACTTCGCTTTACTGTAACGCTCCAGATCCTTAATTTTGCCCTGCAGGGATTTGCAGTTGGCGACGATCGGGGTAATGCGCTGCTTTGAAAATTTCGCGCGAAGCTCATCGTTGGGCTGGACGATCAGCATGGGGCAAGGCGAAACATCCATGACCCAGAGCATAAGGGCGAGTGCTGATAGGGTTCCGCCCGTCTGCCAACCTTTCTGCAGGACCACTTTTTCGATTCCATTGTCGGGCATCAGAGATTCGAGAATCTCGTACAGGTAGGGCGTGCGATCGAGGTCCACTAGACCTGGAAAGGGGTTCTTTCCCGAAACCAAATAAAGGTTGGCCTGCGCATGCTCGGCGATCGATAACTCGG